CTAGGTAATGCTTTGAAAGCAACATCGCCATGACCGATTGATCCACTCCTGAAAGTTGTGCCGTCATCGAGGATGTTATTAGTTCTGCTGTTTCTTCAATGTCGGAGAATCCTAAAAACGACCCGAATCCGATATAAACTCCGGCATCAGTCGTTAAATCCCGATTGAAATCCGTCATCCTGACAACACCCTCATCCCAATGCAATTCCAACAAGTGAACAACGATGCACTGTTCTGCTGACATTTCGACAATCGCATCTTGCGTTGCCCCTCGATAAGCCATTAGTTGATTACCTCAACGAGCGACAACTGGAAAGAATGAAAAGAATGAACATCAATGGACGTATCTTGTTGGTCACTCACCAGTGCAACCGTAAACTCAACTGATTCACAGATGATGCTTTCGCCAGAATCAATATCGGCGTGAAGTGGTGGCTCGATGTGAACGCTAGTGCTATTCGGTACACTTGTGACCATATAGCATTTGTTGTGACCACTGAATTTAATAAAGTCACCGGCAGTCAACGATTGTGAACTTGTGCCGATGGCATATGCTCCGGCACTTTGACCAGTGAGCGCAGTGACTGATGAATTGGTTCCAGTGGCGCTGTTGCCATAGTTACCCGGCACGAAAGTGAATGTTTCATACTGTCCTTTCCGCGCAACAATGAATGCCCAAAGTGGCGCGAATTCAACTCTACTCATTGGCGGATATTCAGCTTCGATCATCCACCGATGACCACCACGTTGTCTGACTTGCCGTTTGCCAGAATGGGTTTCTGAGATTAACGTTGGCGTGTGCGATTTGATCGTCAGTCCTTTGAACTTTGGATTAACTGGCAACTGCATTATGCTGTTACTCCTGTCCTGCCTTGTTTTCTATATGCCTGATCAATCATGCCAACAATGTGTTTTTGATTCTTCATCAAGAACGCTGTGCCACTTTGCGTATCAACGGCATTGATTTGGAATGTGATATTGAGCGAACTATTATCCTGCTGTGATGCACCTAGTTTATCATTTGGCACAATCGTTCCCGATGTTCTTGGAACAAATAACTCTGCACCTCTCTCACCGACAATGTATGGTGTTTGACTTGAAACTGATCCGCCTTTGGCTTTAAGTTCTGGCATAGGGATTAAGTCTTCGGCAAACTTAAACCCCCCATTGAACGCAGGATATGGCGCAGGTAAGTTCGCAATGTTTGTTCCGGCAGTAGAAAACAACGGTTCGTTTGTCGCTCCATTATAACCACCTCCTAACGCACCAACAGCAACTTTTGCTAACCCCATTACTGCCCTCCACAACAATGCCTTAACAATCATTTGCCCGATCATTTTGAGAGTGCTTTTGGCGAAATCTGCCATTGATGCCTTTCCAGAAGCAATGCCATCGACTAATCGCTTGCTCCAATCGTCAATAAACCTGTCCATGAACTGTGCTGTTTGTTCTTCCAACGAGCCTGTCAGGTTGTGTATATGTTTCAGTTCTTTGTGGAATGTCTCTGCCGATGAAGTCATATCCCACCATTTTTTACTAGCATTTTCTTCGGGCGCAACGTCAGGTGAGAAACCATCAACCAACTTCTTATGCGCTTCAAGAGCGTCTGTATAATTTCTTTGCTCGTCAGCTAAGGCTTCTGTTAAAGCATACGTTGTCGTTATTTTCTCGTTATATGCTTTTGCCACTTCTTTAGCATGAATTAACGCATTATTTACAAGATTTATAGTATTAGTAAGGGCAGAGCTTGCCCCACCAGTTTCTACAATCTGACTCTTTAGTTCTTCCAACTCCCCTTTGAATTTTTCTAGCGCAGGGAGAGACTTATTGATTTGGTTTGCAACGAACGAATCCTCGCCTTTCAGATGTTTAAGCTGATCATTTAGCTTTTTCATGTCAGCGCCATATTGTTCTGCCGTTATAGACCCTCTGCTAAATGCGTCTGACAAATCAAGCATTGATAATACGACCCCTTTAACCGCAGAGTCATCTATGCTGTCAAATTGGGCAGCCAACCATTTCAGACCATCCGATAACTGTTCATATGCTATTGCCGCCACACGCGCATTTTTTGTCTGACCCGTAAGGGTAAGTTTTGTAGCAGATTTCAGCGCCCACTCAAACCCGTTAGCAATTGATGCGAGCGCTGTGATGATCGCTTTTGAAGTAACAATTGCTGACTCACCCAACCATATTAATTTCTCTCCAGTTTTATCTAAGACCCCCGTTGTTTTTTCAAATTCAGAAAAAGCACCGACTGCATCTCTGGTGAACTCATATAAATCTATTTTTAAATTCATTAAATCTAATACAAGAAAATCGAAATGTCTCCTCATGTCTTTGAAGAACGCATCAAGACCTCCCATTTCCACCCAAACAGATAAATCTTTTAATGACTTAGTAACACCCTCTACTCCTTTACGAACAGCCTGATACGCATCTGTTTGACTAAATTCTTCTAAAAGTTTGTTCCATGCGTTACTCATGCGATTGACTGAGGCAGACATTTGCTTTGACGCTATTTCTGCCGTTTTTGAGAACTTATTCTCAAGTACGTCTGCTAACTTAGGCAATAGATCAATAGCCAGAACTTTGCCCTGCTCAAGCATCTTGCTTAACTCTGCTGTTGTCACGCCAATTGCTTTCGCCGCCATACCAAAAGCGCCCGGCAAATGCTCTCCAAGTTGACCGCGCAACTCCTCGGATTGTACCGTACCTTTAGAAATCATTTGCTCTAAAGCCTTGAGTGTTAAGCGTGTATTTTCAGCACTTAACCCCATAGCGGCAGACGCTTTAGCAACTGAATTGAAAACTTTATCCGCAGTCTTTGCTTCCATGCCGACCTCAGATGCGGCAATAGAAAACTTCTTATAAGCATCCGCAGTTGACATAAAGTTGATACCCAACTTATCAGTCATCCTGCGTATTTTTTCAATCTCCCTCCGCGCCCCGGCAAAAGACCCGGTAGACACCAACATGGAATTGTTAAACCCATCCATCTTGATCCCTACCGTTGTAACGGCTTTTAGTAAAGCTACAAACCCTGCCGTGATGCCGGCTAATGCGGCGGCAGGCATCGCACCTAAAGATGCGTTCATTTGCACAAGTTGTGTTTTAGCATTACGCAACACTCTGGTGTAACCCTGCATTTGGCGTTGATGTCTTCTCACCCGACGCGTAGCAGATTGCCATGCCCGACCGGTGTTGTCGTGACCGGTGATACGAACATTAATTTGCTCTGTGCTACTTGCCATCTCGTGCTAACTCCTGCTTAATTTGTAGATACGCTGACCAACCGACCATTTCCGCAACTGACAACTCCATAATCTCGCCCACCGGTCTTCCTAATAATTCTGCAACCACGAAAACTAACCATATTTCGTTATCATGGTTTATGATTTTTTTACTAGCTTTGCCCTCGACTCCCTTGCTTCTTCACTTTCATCCTCAATATCTTTGTCAAAAGTATTCATCTCTGCGGCTATGCGCTCAACAATCTTGGGCGGAACTTGGGTTACAAATTGATGCCTGTGTGCTTCTTTGAAGATACGCTTACCGTCCTCATCTCTTGCTCTGACAATGACCGCTTCTGCACACGCTTCATTCCATTTGCCCTCGTTAATTAATTTAAATATCTGATCTCTCTGCTTGATGTTCATCGGTCTATAATAAAACTTCAAATCATCTAGCTCTGGTACAACAATGAAATTCTCTTTACCTTGAAGTTCTTCTTTATAACGCTTCGATGCGCGTTCTAAAAACTCATCACCCAAACCCATGCTTTATTCCTCCGAGTATGCCGAGTAAAACCTGCAACCAATCACCTCGGCATTGATTCTTTCGGGTTTCCCCTAGTTGCAGGCTATTCGGTTAACCTTGCCAATCAGTATCGAGCGCACCAGTGCCTTTGAATGACACACTCAAAGTAACCATTTCTCCAGTGCTTGAATTTACTGACACGCTCTCTATCATTGCCGTACCTTTGGCAGCAGTTGTGGAATTTGTATCGTCAAAGAAAAATTCTACGCCTGACTTTTCTTCTCCAATACCTAATTCAAGCTGCCCTACATCTGTATTATCTACCAATAGTTCTGCTGTTCCTGTCCATGCTTTTCGTCCTTTGACAAAACTCGACCAATCACCTCCATCCATGACAGTCGTATCAATAGCGCCAGCACTTATTTCGTATGACCAACTTTTAATTGAACCGATAGCAGTTGTTCCAACTTTAACTGTTCCTGTGTCACCAGTGTATATAGCCATTATTTACCCCCTTATTAGTAGGTTTAGTTAACGGCATTGGTTCGGCTTTAATCTCCACTGCCTGTGCAAAAATAGATAACCCACTCATAACGCTATTTCTGGGTTGTTTTCTTTATACCGATAGTTAACTGACCAACTCATGGTCGCGTATCCTGCCGGTTGTTCGCTTTCTTGAGCAAAAGTGATAACAGTCGAATCTAACTGACTATTTTTTGCTAAAGAATTAATTTGTCTGTTTGCAGATAATGCCTGCTGTATTTCCAAGCAAACTCCGTCTAATAAATTGTCAATCGCATTACCCATCGCGTAACATTCAACAGCAACATTCAGGGTCGCTTCAATGGTTCTATTTGCGCCCATTGTTGAGGGCATTGTTCGCTCGTCCACTGTGTAAACAATAATGCCGGGCAACTTGGCTTGCTCCATCGGGTAAACCCTGCTCTGGAACACGTTCGATCCGGTGGTTGTTAACCCCGTCAGCGTAGTCGCTATTTCTTCTCTTATTTGTTGTCTAAGATGACTCATGGCTCATTTAAAACCAATTTAACGGTGCCAATGCTGTTGTTTGGTTGAATGCCAATAACAACATAATTTTTGCTGTCAATGGTCAGCACATCATTGTGTGCCACACCCGTAACATCCGAAAGCCTGCAAAGCGCAACCGGATATGTTCCCTCAATATCCACAGTTCCACCCGTAATGGAAATGTAATTATTCGTGAACACAGTATTAATCGTTTTAGATTTGAAAGTCGCTTCACTACCGAATGCTTCAGTAGATAAGAACTCTGACAAATCATCATCTGAAAGCCACGTTTGTGCCATCAGTCTTTTTTCTTCCTTGGCGTTGCCACTTTGACGCAAAGCCCTTTCTTGACCAACCCATCTGCATCTGCCGCAGGCAAATCTGCCACTTGTTCAGCGAGATACTTGAGCCGCATAAAACACGTTGTCTTTAAAAACTTAACTTTCATATACACTCCAAAAGCACCCCACTCATTCCGAGCGATAAGTGGGGGTGTTCAGATTTAAACGCCTAGTGCAAAAGACTCAGGGTGACGAACCGCAACATCAACATCTTGCAATGCAACGATGCGAAGCGCACCACTTGTGGCTAACGTGCTAGTGTCAACATTAATGTCAACGCCAGACCAGTAACCAATCATAATGTCAGCCCAATTACCGAACATCATTTGACCCGGAGTTGTGATTTGGTTTGAAACTAGAACCGGATAACCGTTTAACTGTCCATTCTCGATTAAGAACAAGCCAGAACCGGCATCTTTCTTAGTCTGTTTCAAATAACCCAACTGAGCGGCATTTGTGATGTAAGACAAGTTACCTAACAGTGCATTGTCTTGGCTGATCTCTGATTCCATGTCCACAGCTTCACCGAAAGTACACGCACCTGCCGTTGCCCCTGCGAATGCCACAGACCCAACACCAACAACATTAGCCACACCAGTTGGTGTGTTGCCAGTACCGTCACCCTCGAACGCTTTGTTGTCAATGGCTAAAGCAAGTCGTAATGCTAAATCGTTGCGAACAAAGTTCTCTACATCAATGGAGCTTTGAAGCAATAATTTGCGTGAGATTTGGCTGAATGCACCCACAGTGCGTGGAGACATTAACACTTGATCGAAAGTGGCAGATGATTCTGTCACATCGCCATTCTCAGCAATCCAGTAGCTAGATGCGCCGCCAGTTTGTCTAGGAATAGCCAAGTTGCCCTGCAAGTCACGCATGATTGTCGCGCCTGCTCTACGAGCCACCATTGCATTATCGAGTTTTTCGATAAAGCTATCAGCGAGCAATTCGGTTGCAATTAAGTTACCACCGTCAACCGCAGTTCCGGCACTCAAGTCACGTTTTCCGTTCAGAACATCCGCCGGAATCATAATTCCTTGTGGGTCTTTACCGTAACGCTCCCCTGCTGTGCGAGATGCTGCAAATTCAAACGCCGCCGCTTCTTGTGCGCGTCTATCATTTGGATTCGCAAGTGCATTGATTGCCTTAACAAAAGAGAATTGACGCACTTCTGTTTCAGTCAGTCCAATTTCTGGAGACTCAACCACTGGTTTTGCATCACCAATTTTAGCCAACAATGAAGTTCTGAACTCATCAGCAGACTTACCAGATTGGACGAAATCTCTAGCAACGTCTTTCGCTTCAAACTTGTCGCCTAACGCTTCGATTTCACTAATTCGTTTAACCTCTGTTTTTCTGATTTGCGCTCTTTCAGCGTCAGCATCAACTACGACAGGGGTCGCTTTCACTTCTTCAGTCATTTTTTCTTCCTCATATAAATTTTCAATTGTGATTGAACGCTTTTCGTCCATCA